CGACCATGCTGACCATGCTGACCAATCTGCCGCTACTACTGCCGCCGCCCAATCACAGCTATCTTTACTTAACTCTGCTTCATGACACTGACGCACTATATTTAACACATCAATAGTCTGTTGTACTATATTTGATGCACCTATATTTCTTTGTTGCAAAGCAATGAGCTTATCCATTCGCATGATAGCTAGTTTATGACGTACAGGCTCTAAGTCAATTCCTACAGGGATTGCTTCTGCTAATTGTACATGCCATTTTTTACGATCTTCTAAAGGTAAGCCCTCAAAGATTCTATCTTGAAGATGAATCAGCCACTCAGGTAACCCACGATCATCTGCTACAATTTTGTGGGGATTATCGTCCGCTTGACCTGATATTTCATAAGCAAAACAACCAACTGAACATCCTCTGAACACATCCGTGTCTGTTTCTCCATACGTGCCAGCGATCAACATATCTTGCTCGTAGTGTTTTTTCGCTTGTTCAACGTGTAGCTCTTTCAATCTAAGCTCGTTTTTAAAACTTTTCATTTAGTTATCTCCCAATCAGTAACTAAATCTTAATTTAATTACACTTCATTGTCAATCGCTGTTTATATTTTCATGCTAGAATTAAGAAAATTATTTGAGAGGTCTTTATGTCACTTACTTTGACAGTTCAGAAATACAGCAACTTAGCGCAAAAATGGGTAAAGCACGAAAGCGGCGCAGAGTTTTTAATCAACGGCATCGGCAATAAATCATATAATTTAGCACTTGAACAAGTTGCTGATAAAAGCCGAAATATTGATTTTCGCAATATCAAGGATACCGACGAATCGCCGACTGAGTTGATGCTAGAAGCCGCAGGGCGTTATTTGATCGCTGATTGGCGCAATATTAAAATGGGTGAAAAAGGAAATGAGCAAGAAGTTGACTTCACCAAAGAAAATGGTGCATTGGCTTTAACAAACTCAATCCCATTGTGGTCATTCGTAATGGAAAATGCCCGCAAGATTCAGGCTGAAATTGACGGCGAAAAGGTCGAGCTTTTGGGAAAGTCAGAGACAGAATCAACTGGCGTGGTGAAGATGCAGCCAAAAAGAAAAACGCAATCTACAAAGCACTTAGAAAAGAAGATCGAGTAACTGAAATCCCTCCCGATTGCAGCTTTGTTGTTGAGCTAATTGTTACCGCTTATAACGTCATTGCGAGATCAAGGCGTTATGAGCAAAGTATGCCTTTGCGATTGTCGTTACATGATATAAAATGCTACACAGAGTCATTCGAATGCCCTATTGATTTTGAGCTATTCACCTCATGCATTTTTATGATTGACGACGATTACACACAAAAGAGAGCATAAGATGCAGCAGTCAGTTCTAGTCATTACAGTTGATTCAAGACAAGCCGAAAGGAACGTCAAACAGCTAGACAAAGAGTTGGCTAATCTAACCAATCGTGGCGAGACTACAGGGCGTGCGCTCGGCGGTGCTTTCTCTACACTCACGACATACGCAGCAGGCTTTTTAACGGTAGCAACGGCAATCAACAAGATTGATATGTTCACCAACATGCAAAACCGATTGAAGCTCGTAACAAACGGTCAACAAGAATTAAATATGGCAATGAGCGACACTTATAGAATCGCTCAGCAAAGCTATTCTTCTTGGAGTGGTGTTGTTCAGGTTTATCAGCGTTTCAGTGATAACGCCAAAGCATTAAACATCAACATGAAGCAAACGGCGCAATTGACTGAAACGGTGTCGAAAGCCGTTGCGATTAGCGGTGCTAGTGCTGCTGCTGCCGATGCCGCATTGACGCAGTTCGGGCAGGCATTGGCAAGCGGTGCGCTACGTGGTGAAGAACTCAATAGTATTTTAGAGCAAACACCAGCACTAGCAAAAGCAATTGCAGAGGGCATGGGGATTACTGTTGGAGAATTGAAGTCTGTTGCCGCTGAGGGGAAAATCACAGGCGAAGTTTTAGTTGACGCCCTGACAAAATCAAAAAAATCGGTGGACGAGTTATTCTCAAAAACAGATATTACAATCGGTCAATCAATTGAAGTTTTAACCAACGGCGTAACAAAATTCATTGGTGAAGCGGGACGTGGTAGCGGTGCGGCAAATACACTAGCAGGCTCAATCAAGCTGCTAGGTGAAAATATTTCTCTTGTTGCAAATGTGGCATTGGCGGCAGGAATTGGATATATCACAAAAGCCATATCTGAAAAAACAATTGCGGTTGGTGCAGATATAGCAGCCGCTATTGCATCAAGAAATGCAAATATCTCATTAGCACAAGCTGAATTGGCAGCAGCCACAGCAGCCACAAATGACGCTAAGGCGCACCTTGCAAACACACAAGCTACATTGGCAGCTACACAAGCAAAATACGGTGCTACGGCGGCATCCGTGCGATATACAACGGCACAGGCAGCAGTAACGGCTGCAACTAATGCAGAAACAGCAGCTCAAGCGAGATTGGCGGCAGCAACGGCACTATCTACTCGTGTAGGTGGTGCGGCATTAGCATTGATGACTGGCCCTGTTGGACTAGGATTAATGGTTGCATCGGTAGCGGCTGGTTATTTGTTGATGGGTGATAATGTTGATAAAAGCACCAATTCACTTAGAGAAAACAATGGCAGCATGGGTGATGCAATTGAAAAGTATCGTGAGCTGAATTCAATTCAAAGATCGGCGCAATTGGCTAATGAGCGAGATGAGCTAGAAAAGCTCACAAATAGCTATGATGATGCAGTTGATAAACTAGAGAGATATGCCGACAACCAACAATCAGCGGCGACATACACAAGCCGAAGCGCAATTGAGCTTGCTAATCTATTTGTAGAATACAAGAAAACTGGTGATTTAGAAAAGTTTAATAACTTGGTTCAATCTAGTAGTAATATTTCGCAAAATGCAAAAGACAAGATTGCTGAATACTCTAGGTCGGTCTATGAAACAGGCGAGGCTGCAAACACTCAAAAGTCATTTATTGCACAATTAACTACAGAGTTCGACAAAAACAAAAAGGCGGCGACTGATTCAGCTAGTGGAATTGATGCCAATACAAACGCACTGGTGAGCAACACCAATGCAGCAAAAGATGCGGCTAAAGCACAAGATGATTTCTTTTCGTCTTTAAATAGAAGTGTGCTAAAGGCTAATGAGAATCTAGCACTGATTAATGCGGGATATACACAATCAACCGTAGAGGGAATTCAAAAACTAAGTGAAGCAAAAGAAAAAGCACTTGGCGGCAATGTAACACCAATTATCACGCAAGAGGAAATGGATAGAATCGCAAAAGCGCAATCAATATTAGATTCTATTTCAAAAAAACAAACCACTATCAGTCAGAAACCGAAAGAAACCAAGATGTCGGGTGATGGTGGCGCAAAAGCATCTACTCGTTTGGCTGACCAATCAGAAGAAGAAGTACTGAGAATCATGTATGAATATTCTTCTGACGAAACAAAAAAAGCGATTGACTTGCAGAAAGAAATAACACGGCTGCAAAAATATGGTCAAACTCAATATATTGATATTGTAAAAACAAGATATGAAGAAGAACAAAAACTTGCGAGAATGAATTTCTCTTATGAGTTGAGTTCATTTACCTATAACGAAAAACAAAAAGCAATCGCTCAATTTTTAATTAAAAGGCAATCTGCAATTGCAAACACATCATTAACCAAAAAACAGACTGAGGACCTTATTACGGCAGCTAAAGGTCAACTTGACGAGGAATTAAAAAACATTGACTTAGCAAAACGCAACCGCATTTTTGCCGCCGAAGAATTCCAATATACCGAATTGGATAGAATTAAAAAGCGTTACGAATTGGAACGTGAGGAAATAAACAAAACGACTGATCTTGAAGAAAGAAATGCACTTTTACAGGCGTCACTTGGTAAACAAAACCAAGAAGAATCAAATGTTCGTGATCAAGCGATTTCTGATTATCGCGGCGTTATGGGATTCGAGGAAAATCCACTAACTAAGCAGTTTGAAGTTTTAGATAAGATGCGAGAGCTTGATCTTATTAATGAGGAAACTTATCAAAACGCTAAGCTAACACTTCAAGCAAAATACACGGCTTCTTATATGGAGGGTATGCTAGGTGGCTTTGCGGCATTGGTTGATGAAAACTCAAGAACTTATGCGGTACTATTTGCAGCGCAAAAAGCCTTTGCAGTAGCTCAAGCGGTAATGGCTATCCCATCGACATATTCAAAAACAGTCGAATCTATTTCTCAAATACCAATGATAGGGCCATATATCGCACCTGCTATGGGTGCAGCAGCAGCAGCCTTACAAGTTGTTCAAGCGGCTAAAATCAAGTCAACGCAAATGGCAGGCTTTGAGTCGGGCGGTTACACTGGCAACATGGGTACAAAGAGTGTTGCGGGGTTGGTGCATGGTCAAGAATACGTGATGAATGCAAAAGCCACGAAGTCAATTGGCGTGAATAATCTTGAGAGCTTATCAAAAACAGGGGAATTGCCTAATCAGCAAGCACAACCAGTTACAAACATCATCAACGTGTTTGACCAATCAGAATTACGTGCAGCGATGGCAACTCCTGCGGGGGAGAAGATTATCCTGAATACAATCACTCGTAATCGCTCGAAATTAGGTATGTAACATGAAAGTCACTGTAAACGGTCAAGATTATATTCTATTGACGCAATGCCCATTAGTAGGCACTACAGAGAGATACGAGTTTAAGACAGACGTGCATGAGGTTTACAACGGCGGCAGCGAAGAACGTATCCCTGAGCGAGACTATGCACGGCAATCCATGTCGTATTCGGTTCATGCTTATCGTGCTGAAACAGTCGGATTATTCAATGATTTGTACTCATGGTTGCGAAAAACTTATTTAGTTCCACAGCCTTTAGAATCTCAAGACGTTGGAAATTTAGCAGATGACTTTATTGAAGCAGATACAAGTCTAGTTTCGGTTGAGGTCGGCACGCTTATTTTGGTTCAGCCACTAACAGGCAGCCTAGAAGTGCGTGAGGTCGCCGAAATTGGGCGTTATGAGGTCATTGAGGGCGATACGGTATACATTGACGGCTATAGGCTAAACAGCGCTGTAATCGCAAATGATGCGACGATATACCCATTGCGAAAATGCATCATTGATGAGAATCCAAGCATTTCGGTTTCAGAATCTATGATTAAGTCTTTGCTTAACTTGAGGGTGATTGATAACTTTAAATACGAGATCGCAGAAGCACCGACACAATATAAGGGTGATGACTTGTATTTCACGCCTTTATTGTTAGATGGTGAGGTGGTAGACATTGAATTGATGCAGCAGCAAAACATCGTCGATGGTCAGATTGGTCAATTTTGGCAGTTTACAAATTGGCTTAATCCTAAGATTGGGAAAAATTTACGTGTACTCATGCACTCAAAGCAAGAATATATGGATTACAAAAAATGGTTTTATCGTAGACGTGGCATGTTGAATGCTTTTTGGTTGCCAAGTTATGAGCAAAATTTTAATGTTGTATCTCGTGCTTCAGATAGCATCACGGTAAAAGATGAAAACTATCTAGCGAATCGAGTAAATATTGCGATTAAATCAGATGGTGTTTGGACTGCGCACGCTATCACAAATGCGGTTACAAGCGGCGCAAACAAAGTTTTAACCTTGTCGCCGCCACCACCAACAACAATTCAACGTGTTAGCTATTTAGGTTTATATAGACTTGGTTCTGATTCTGTTCAGTTTATTTTTCGAGGAAATGATATAATTGAAGCCACTGTACCAATTTTAGAGTTATCACCATGATGAATTTATTTAAATCTAAAAAGGATTTATTTGAGTTTCGACACGGCACAAAGACTTGGTATTTCACAAGTTCGCAGCGTGAAGTTGTTCATGGCGGCATCACTTATAAACCCTTTGTCGTTGGCCGTGGAAATATTGATGATGAAGATATTGATAAATGTGATACAGAGGTTAGTTTTCCATATCCGATGCAGCTTTTAAATGCTGAAGATGATGATCTACAGCAGTTATTTATCAATAAAATTTACTACAAGACTGTCACAGTCACGATTTTAGAGTTGTATAAGGGTGAAACGCTGGTCATTCATATAGGGCGTGTAGTACAGCCGAAATTTGATGATGATACAAATAGGATGACGCTCGTTTGTTCGACTGCTGAAAGCCAGCAAAGAAAGAACATTTTAACTCGTAAATTCCAGAAGCCCTGCTCTAATAAAATCTATGATCGTTTTTGCGGACTAAATATTGACGATTGGAAAGTTGGAATAACGATTACATCAATTGGTGGCTTGGCAGTTAATTTTACTGTAAATCCCACGCCTGTTTTAGATGAAGAAGGTGTGCCAGTTGAGCCGCCTGAAACGGAAATTCTGGTATATCCAGATGGTTATTTTGCACGAGGTGTTTTATTTAAAGATGGGATATTCACAACGATTACATCAAGCACATCTTCAGTTCTTTTCCTCGGACGTGAGCATTTTGGTTTAGCGATCGGTGAATATGAAATTGCACCAGGTTGTGACCAGACAAGAACAGGGCAATGCCACACGATATTTGACAACACAAAGCATTTTATGGGCTTTCCGAATATCCCGAATTCAAATCCCACAAACGATCAAATTATCAAGTAGGTGATATATGCCATTTCTAATATATGCAGCAATAGCACTAGCACTCGCATCAGCCGTATATTCTTATTACACGATGCGGAAAATGCAGAAAGCGAATCAGCCAAAGGCATCTCAATTAGATGGAACGATTGCCGATGAGGGCGTTTCTTTTTCGAGTATTGCAGGAAGTCCCCACCTGTATGGGAATATCGTGTGGAAAGGCAATGAGAGTACAGAAGCGATTAAGTCAGAAAGCTAGGAGTAAATAATGACATATATTCGAAAACGCCCTGAAATTGAGGGTCGTATTTATATGCGACATTTACGTGAAGCTGATATGTGCGCAAACGGTTCAAGAAAAATTTTGATTGAATACTTCAATTTATCAGCAGACGAAGTTTCTGATTTTTTCAAATACGGCATGGCATTTGAAGAATTTGTGCAAAGGTTTGGTCATGATGCGATGGCAAAACAAGTCATAGTTTTATATGAGGGCGAGCAAAATGGGTAAAGGAAGTGATCAGATTGTTGGCTATAAATATTTTGCTGGCTTGCAAGTCGTAATTGGTGGAGTTATTGAGAAGCTCTTAGACATCAATCCAGATAAGCGCGGATGGCTTGACGATGGTGATTCTACCGATGGCACCAAAACTGTACTTAAGCGGAATCTTTTTGGTGGTCGTAATGCAGAGGGTGGCTGGATTGGATTTATTGATGTTCACACCGGAAGACCTGAAACATTAAGACAAAATGAATATTTAGCAGTTCAAGATAGCCCAATTGTATCTAGTTTCCCTTATTTATCTTATTTAGTCTATCGTGGCGGTAATCTTCATACATATTTTAACCCTGAAACACTTGAGGTTACCGTTGAATTAGACCCTGACTTGAACAAGGGCTTTGAACTTGTTTCAATGTCGGGGATGCTGAAAGAAGTTTTGTATTGGGTAAAGCGCACACAAATTAGAAATGACGGCACTGAACAATGGTATAGATCATATGTTAATGACAATGGCGACGAGATTATTGTTTGTGAAATGCAGTCATGGATTGG